GTTCGGCGTTCCTTGATCCACTCCGTCATTGGATACAGTTTTTCCCACTGCTGGAGCTTCTCCAGTCGGGTCTTCGGGTTCTGGTCCGACCCGATCGAGACGTACAGATCGTACTCGGCCCGGTCCTTCCAGTTCTTCTGCGGCGCCGCCGAGGCCGGCGCGTCGGCCTGTCCGAACATCCGCGCGGGCGCCGGCCCAAGCATTCCAGTCAATGCAACTGCTAACAAGAATTTCGATGATTGAACTGACACTCCCCGCCTCCCGTTTATCCGAATTTCATGGGCGCCGGGTTGGCATACATTTGAAGATTCGCTACAGCAAAACTTGTTCTAGGAAGCCCGAGTGCCCCAAGGTTGAAATATACAGACCCTGATGGATGATCAATATTACCAATCCAAAAGTATTGATCATTAGGTGAAGTACCTACTCTATTGAAGTCATTCAAAACATATGCCTGTTGGGTAATCCCCGAATTGGCGTTGAATGGTCCAATCACTAATCCACCAGAAGTCGTACTCAAAATATTCAGATCATATGGATTAGCGGGATCTTGAATAAATGAAATTGGTGAACTGATAAACGTTGTAGGCACCAACGGATTCAGAAAGTTTACACCTGTTGTCGGGGTTAGATAGTTATCTTCTAACTCTTTAACCAGACGAATACTACATCTAGAACCCAATACCGAAGTATCGGTATTATCGATATAACTCAGTAACTTGGATGTGTGAAAACTGGCTGAAAATGTGGTAATATTCTGTGCAAAATATGCTTCCACCTGAGCCCTGATGTTGGTAATTAATTGATCTTCAGACACACTTAGTTCAGTAACCCGATAATCCACGGATATAGTCTGTTCAATGAAGATATAATCCGGGGTAACGATTAGAGGGGCAATTGTAACAACATTGTAATCCGACAAGTAGTCTTCAATTGCCTGCATTTCCGCACTATTCATTACCAGTTCATTGACTGGTTTGATCGCGATAAATGCATAACCCGGTTTTGTATTATCACCAAAGCATCGAATTGCCTGAACCACCGATCCAAACTCTTGGAGGACAAACGCTTCATAGTCCTGTGCGGTCACACAACGACCCTGAGCCTCGAATACCTTTGGAGCCACTGTTCTGATGCGTTCAATATCTTCCTTGTCACCACCACCATCACTGATAGCATCAGATGACAATGTGATCGCGAAGTCAAATCCAGCAACCGAATCCACCGCTTTAAATGTGGTGATACCGTTACCGGCTGAACCTTTAACCGACAGATATTGGATAACAACGGTCTGACCTACTGCGGGTGTGATACCACCAACATAGTTACTCAGATCCGGCTGGCCCGGAATTATTTCCAATTCACCAGTACCGAAGTAAATCTCTGTCCACCCATCTTGGGTTTCACGGAAATAATAGACAGCATCCGTGGAATTTGTTCTTGCGGCATTACCTGCAAGGGTATAATCAACACCATCTACCTGAATTCTGATATATCTACGATCAATTGTGGTATCTCGGATAAAAATTCGGGTATTAGCAGCCCATGTGTATTGTTGGCGTATGATCTTACCTTGAATAACATTCAGATCACCGGTATATGTACCGGCTGTATTCTTCGTAATAAACGTATCTTTGAAGGTTACGAAATCGTACTTGGTATCGCCCATCGTACCTGAGAATTTGAATCCAAACGGTACTTTAGCTGAATTTGGTAATGCACCCGGTTGGTTATAAGTTAATGTGATACCCATATCGATAGTTGCACCACGGGTGGACGCGGGTACATATCCGATATTTTGGGCGCCCATTACAACAGACCCACGATTACGAGCAGATTGCAGGAATGATTCGAATAATGCAGCATTCGCCATTGTACCTTGATACAATGCCGCATATGCCAAACCATCAATTAAGGTGTTCATTCGCGACCCTTCGAAATCATAATCTGCGAAATTAGCACTGTTTTTATAATGGTCGATTAAGCTGTTCTTAATATCTGCAAACGCTAAAGCAGAGAAGTCGGTATTAATCATGAAGTAGCCTTAGAATTTAGGTTTAGAGCTGCAACTTGAAGCAACTCTAAGTTGTAGATTGTATAAAATCGAATGGTGATATAATAAGCGTTGTTATCATAATCAGGGATCACATCAACCTGTTGCAGAACCGCTCTTGGTTCCCAGTTAGTGATTACTTCCTGAATTTCCCGTTTGATCATATAAGTTGTTTCATCGGACATTAGTTCGAATAATAGCCCGGATATGTTCCCACCAACTTCAGGTTGGTACAGCCGTTCACCTTTTTCCGTCAATACCAAATTCATAACAGAATCGATAATAGCACGGTCATTGGTAGCGGCAGATACATCGTATGTAATTGGGTCCATTAGCATATTCTTACGGATATCGGAATAGATTATAGTATCCATATGTATTCCTGTTGTGTATTCTGTATTTATAATCAAATAAAAAGGGGCCAATTGGCCCCT